TATATTTATAAATAAAATATGATATAATGAAGGACTTTAAAGAAATGAGGTATAATCAATGTTAGAATATAATAATACGGAACAATTTTTAAGTGACTATCGGGAATACTTGAAACAAACGGGTATTAGCAACGCCCACGTTGCGCGTAAAATAGGAATATCGCCTCAGCAATTACAAAATGTTTTTAAAAAACAAGAATTAACTGTTAGTGATGTAATAAAGCTATGTAATGCGATTGATTATAATTGTAAAATTATGATTGATTAAGGCATAAAATACGATTAAAGAAAGTTGGTGTTATTTTGTCATACAGCAAAGAAGCCCAAAAGAGATATAGTAAAAAGACGATGACTTTTGCGGTAAAATACTACCCTACTGACATTGAGTATGGAAAAAAGTTAAAAGAGTATCTGGCAGATACCGGACAGAGTGCAAACAGTTATTTAAAAGAACTTATAAAGGCAGATCTGGACAGTAAAGGTGTATAATATGATTGATAGTAAAATAGTCGATATACTAGAAAAGTATCATAGTGAGTTAGCTAATGAAATATCAAATATAAATTTAGCTATACAACGAATACAGGATGAATTGAAGTTTATTAGTAATTGTTTAATGGATGACTTATTATCATATGGAAAGAATACAGGTATTGAAAATAAGGAAAAAGAATTAGAATTATTGAAAGATAGTCAAAGCATTAGAGAATATATAAATTCATTTGATATACTTGATTTTCGGAATGATTATGCGGATGAAGTAGAACCGGTTTTAAGTCTATATGATGTTGTTGTCTTAAGCAATACTTTAAATTGTAACTTAAATCATGATGTATATGATATAACTGTAACTTTACCTGTATTAGATGAAAATGGTGATATAAATAATATTACTGTACTTGCATCATATTGTAAGGATTGCGACAGATATACGATTACTAAAGATGTATTTAATAATATTAACGGTGTTTTAATGTGTCAGGTAATCGATAAAACATCTACTTATACCGATGGTATAGAAAGTGATACAGACATAGATCAGCATGAATCCCTATTGTATAGATACGGTTATAACGTGAAAACATCTGTTAATTTATCAACAAAACAGAGACATATTATTTTAGCGTCCCTTGTGGAGTCTGGCATAATGACACGTAATCAAATTTCAGATCATTTAACTATGTTAATTAACCGCGGAGAAAAAATTGATAGTTGGAAAGACGCAACCGATAAATGGAAACAAGATAGATATTATGTACAAGATTATAAAACATATAATTTACCGAGTGTAATTGTTGATAGAATTTTATTAAAATACAAAACCGCATATAATAAGTAGTAACACGGTTTATGAGTATGTAACTTTTATTTGATTGTTATTTATGGTATAATATCTGTAATAAAAGAAAAAAAGGATTTATAGATAGTATGTTTAGATATAAAATAGATATATTAAAAGCACTCGCAGATAATGGATATAATACAAGTAGATTGCGAAAAGATAAGATTATGAGCCAGGCTACCATGCAAAACATACGGCAAGGTAAAGGCATTACAACAGATACAATCAATACGATCTGTCTTATTTTAAGATGTCAACCGTCGGATGTTATCGAGATTATACCGACGGAAGAAGAAAAGATAAAATACTTTTTTGACACTGATTTTAGTGATTGACTTTGCACTAATTTTAGTGTTATTATAATTATAGTTGGTAATGACAAGTGCCTACGGAAAGAAATGGAGGGAATCAGAATGGAGGTATTGAAAGATATGGGGATGACTGATAAGCAATTTAACGGCTTTATTAGATTTTTGATTGATGATCTTAAAGAAGCAAAAGAAGAAAAAGACACAGAAAAGAAAGATAAACGTATACAGAAAATACTTGAGAATTTACAGAGTACATTAGAAGATTAGTTATTATTATAGCGGTGACTTGTCACACCGCTATTTTATTTATTATTAGTTAGTTATATGTAATATGTGTTAGGTATGCGTAGGTGTGCTGTGTACAGTCATGTGTATTATTGTATAATTATAGATTGTATATGTATATTAGCAGTGTATTGATTGACAGGCAGTTATTAAGTGTGACCTCGTATGATAGGGTTTGGTATGAGTAGATTTATTAAATATAGGAATAATTACTATAATTTAAATGCTATTATTTTGTGTGATGTGATCCTTTTGTAATGTATATTTATACACAAATTATTGCATAGTTATACACATAGTGTGGATATGTTTAATTTAAAAATGGTGACTGGGTGGTGATGTTGTAATCATTTGTATGTTATTTTAGGTTGAAAGTGGGGAATATAGATTGACTTTGGCATTATTTTGTGTGTCTGGTGGGGAAAGTCGTTTTTGAAGTTAAAAGTTATTCACATTATGTTGATAACTTTTTAGTATAAATATTCGTACAATAATCCCCCCGAACGCCACGAGAAGTACACGTATTAATACGTATTGCTCCGAATTTATAAGTCCTTTTTGTCCTCTCCTGTTATGACAAAATCCCACCAAAATCACCAATAAACCGCCCCTATTTTGAATAAGTCCATAGTTATAAAATTTTGGAGAAATGATGAATGTGCAAATGTCCATAAAATAGCGTAATAGTGTAGTATTATGCCATTCCATACTAGGGGCGGTATTAAACATTTTTGACGTATGTTATGCATCAAATATAGCAGGTATGGGTTCTATCCACACCTCACTACCAAAATTTCGACCTCCGATTTCCATACCAAAATTTTCATCTCCCACTTTAAAAACCCCCAAAATTACCCAAAAATACTTCGGGAACTCTCTCGACCAACAAAGCATAAACACTGCATTTCTACCATTCTAAACAGTCCAAAAATAACCAAAATCCACCACAATATCCATTCAAACCCCAAGCAAACTCTTACCGTTACTGCATTTTCCCGAACTCAACTTATATTCCAAAAAATTACATATAAAACACACTATCAAAATCCATAAAAACACGTCACCTTATCCCTCAGTGTACCCACATAAATACTGGCATCCCCCGGTATAAAAACATCACACAAAATTACCTCTCTACCGAAGTACCATATTTTCAAAATTACTGACACAAAAAAATAAGCAGCCAATTCCTAAGATAAGTCCTTAAGAACCAACTGCTATTATTTATAATCACCCTATAATTATCTAATTTTTTCAATAATATTTATTAAATATATCCCCATCTATATCACTAATATCATGAACCGGCACCTCAGTTCCATTTTCAAATATTACAACATTTCTATATTCGTGTACCTTCTTTACTCTCCCACTAACTGTAATATAATTTCCACCATCTTTCTTTAAATCTTTCTCAAAATATGTGATTCTGACATCCGGATCAACATCACCGTCATCTAAACATTTTCTTAAAATACTCAATCTCTCATTCAGCCTATCCAAAACATCCTCATCAAATTCAATCCTTTTATCTGTTAATCTTGCAGTCTCTTTAATTTCTGCATCATAACCTGTCAATGCAGCAAATGGAGAAAATTGAGCAGCTCTATCTCGCATACTCATTTGGGGATATTTTTTAGAGACAAAATGTGGCAGATCAATAATATCATCGTATTTACCCATAACACACTCCTATGCTTTATGTCCACCAATTTGATTATTCCTATCTATTGCAGTAGCTCCTTCTTGTAGACTCATGCCTTTTAAAATTGCATTTTTCCCAAATTTTTTCTTGATATCCAAGATAGCTTTCTGAATATCTTTTTCTTTTTTAAGTTGTTCCTGGTCTACTGCATCTTCCTTTTCAGCAATCATATCAAATAAATTAAGCTGTTCATATCTATCCTGTTTCGCTTCCTTTTCGCTGATCACATGATTTGCAGACATATTGATTCTTCTGACAAGTAAATTTTCGTCTACAATTCTACTGAACAAATCAAGCACAGCTCTTACAATCACGCTAGTAGAAGACGTATAACTATCTAAATTTGCTGTTCCATGAGCATGTTTTGGAATTTTTCTCCCATATTGATCAAAAGAGAACTCTCCCTTATACTTACTCATTCTGGAAGAATCTAATAGATTTTCTCTATCGTAGCCAATCGTTAATACAATCTGATCCGTTACAAGATTTTTACTAACCAAATCTAAGACCAACATCTCGGTCATTTCACGCACAATAATTTTCGTTTTATCAAAATCAGTCCCACAGTGTAAAACCTGTCCGCTTCCAATACTATTGCTCTCCGGCTTATATGCTTTAATATCTGCAATTGTAACCGGTTCATAACCCCATGCATGGTCAATCAAAAGCTCTGTATTTTTACCAAACATTCTACGCAGTAAGTCTTCATTATAATAATCTGACTCTTTTCCAAGAGAGCATCTTGCAATATCGCCCATTGTATATATTCCTACAGATTCCAATTTCTTAACATATCCTCTACCTACTCGCCAAAAATCAGTCAATGGTTTATGTTCCCATAATTTCTCTCGATATGACTTTTCGTCCAATTCTGCAATTCTCACACCATTTTCATCTGCAGGTATATGTTTGGCAACAATATCCATCGCAATCTTAGCCAAATACAAATTAGTTCCTATTCCTGCGGTTGCAGTAATTCCAGTTGCATTCAAGACATCCAATATCATCTTCTGTGCAAGTTCTTTTGCAGATAATCCATACGTATTCAAATAAGAAGTCACATCCATAAATACTTCGTCAATAGAATACACATGGATATCTTCAGGAGCAACATATTTCAAATAGATATTATAAATCCTTGTGCTATATTTCATATAAAAAGCCATACGTGGTGGAGCCACAATATAATCAACTTTTAAATCCGGATTTGTATCAAGAATTTTTTTACTATATGACTGTCCGGGAAACTCACTCTTTTTCAATCGGTATAACCTTGTTGCATTAATTTCTTGTACCCGCTGCACAACCTCAAATAATCTTGGTCTTCCAGATACACCATATGATTTCAAAGACGGCGTTACTGCAAGACAAATTGTTTTCTCTGTACGACTGTTATCTGCAACAACTAAATTCGTATCCATTGGATCCAAGCCACGTTCTATACACTCCACTGACGCGTAAAAACTTTTTAGATCAATCGCAATATATGACTTATTATTCATGCAGCACACCTCCTATTATATGTATCATAACAAAAAATTTAAAATTTATCCATATAAAATCGAAAGTATGTTTGCTTTGTTATGTGTCTGTATCAAATAAAACAAAAAGAGCAGATTAGGATTCTAATGAACTCTTCTGCTCTCTCTGTTTTTAGCAACTATAAAATAAATTATAATTACTATTTATTACTACTCTAAAACACCTACAATTTACAATTATAATACTACACTTTCGTGTTTTTATCAAGATATTTTTACATATTTCGACAAAAGCTTCTATTTTTCTAAAAACACATCAAATTAATCAGAATGTATTACTATATTTAAAACTCAATTCTACAATGCAACATTATCTTTAATGGTTTATACATTTTTGAATGAAAAATTTGCGGATCAGGAAGATCAAATTCTTGATCCACTCCTAAATCTGTTTCTCTAAGTACAGTTCCTACAACCTTCATTGACATTCCATTTTCTTCAGCTAATTTATTTATATGATGAACATAGCCATCATAATATCCGATTCCTTCAAATTTAAATTGTACTTTTGTTTCTATCATTCTGTTTTCAGAAAATGACAAATCCTCTACAATAGGACGAGAAAATTTATTTAAATAACATTCCTCATAGAAAGAAATAATCCTTTTGCCATCTTCTGTAATATACTTACCCTCTTTTGCCTTTTCTTTTATATCGCTTTTAACTTCCATGAAATCATATTCAGCAAACTTCATACCATATTGATAATCATCTTGATACTTTTCTGCAGCAGCTTCCTCCGGTGTTTTTGATATTTCATTTAGTTCATCTAAAAAACTCATAGCACTACTCTCCTTTTCCTTTTGATATTTACATAGTAGCACAATACCATGAATTTTTATAGAAATTTTTAAATCGTTAAGAGAATTAATACATGAAACAAAGAAACCGTTTAAATATTTTTAATAACAAGGAGAAAAATGATATGAGCAATTTAAAATTAGTAACAACTGAAAACTTTGGAAACCTGGAATGTAACTTCTATAGAAACATGAATGATGACATTCTTCTGACTCGTGAACAAATTGGACAGGCATTAGAATACGCAAATCCTGCAAAAGCAATTCAAAAAATTCACTTAAAACACAAAGATAGACTTGAAAATTTGTGCCTCAGAATGTGGGAAGTCCGCTACCCCAAGAATGGGGGTGCCGGTGTGAATGTAGAAACTGTATATTACACGCAGCGAGGAATCATGGAAATTTGTAGATGGTCTAGAAGTTCAGTAGCAAACAAATTTATGGATTGGGTTTGGAATATCGTAGAAATGTATCGCAGTAATGGAATTGCGGATGTATCACTCATTTCAATTTCAAATTCATTGAACAAATTTACAAATATCATGGAAAAATACGAAGAAAGACTTTGTAAGGTTGAAGAACAATTGTCTTCGCAGCAAGAACAGGTTAAACAGATTCCTACATATAAGAAACCGTATAATCCATGGTTTTCTAAAATGAATCCAAAATATAAATTGTTAGAGGAACACTTCAATATTAACAGAGGACAATTGTATAAGGATATCTTATTGGAGTTAGAAAATATATACAATATTGATACTGTACAGATTCAAGCAGATTATTGCTATGAGAACAATGTGGAATCCTGTTATCCATTGGAACCATATGAATTTGTTCCAAAATACAGAGAAATGATTGAACAAGTCGTAAATAGTAATCTAATAAAATATGGAATTGCTGCAGAAAGCGATCCAATCGCATCAACAAAACACGTAACTATTTTTGATACTCCTATGGGATAGATAAAATTTAATGGATAATAAGCGAATTATAAGACAGGTGATTAATTTCACTTGTCTTATTTTTTTAATCAGAAATATAAATAAGAAAAATTAACATTAAGAGAAATATTTAATGGATATAAAAATTCAATGAATACAGATTAAATGGATAAGAAGAAATGCAACAAGACGAGATTTAAAAATTTAAAGAGAGAATATTTAAATGAGGGAAACAAAAATAAAAAGATGAGAGACCTCTTGGAACAAGAGGTTAAAGAATCATTAATACTGAATACATTAATATTGTATTAACTTAAAAAAGTGTGTAATTTTTGTCATTTTTTTCTCTACACTTGCAAGACGATATGTCAAAAATTACACACTTTTTACACCATGTAGATTTTATAGGCTTTAGGGGAGGAAGAATGAAAGAAGAAAAATGGAACAATAAAATATCCTTATTTATACCGGAACAGTTGTTGGAAGATAATAATTTTTCTAACTATGCTTTGGCAACTTACTGTGTGTTACAAGCTATGTCAGTTCCGGCGCAGCAAGATCGATTATGTATTACATATCAGCAAATTGTTTTTTATCTTATCGGAGAGATTCCAGATAGGCGAAATCGTATTTTTGATTATATAAAGTGCGGAGTAAATGAACTTATTGATAATAAGATGATTCGTTTAATAAAAGAAATAAACAAGCATATAGTTCTGGATTGTTATGATTTGTATTTAGACACTAACAAACATAAATTTACTATTATTACTTTTCAAGAAGTTCAGAAAATTTTTCAGATTAAAAATGTAAACAACTTTTTACTACTAAAATATTTTGTAATTCTTATTGGAACTATAAGTAGTCAAATTACAGTTTATTTGCCAAATGGCGAATATAAAAACAGAGTTGTCGGTAATTTTACAATCGATTATCTTTCAGAAATATCCGGCATCTCTACTAAATCAATTATTGATTATAACAAATTATTAGAAGAGGCAACCCTGATTTACATATTTAGACATTCGGATTTTGTTCTTGATAAAAATAAAAGTATCAAAAGATTAGCAAATATTTACGGAAGACCAGAGAATAAAAAATATGTAGATACTTTTGCGGAAGATCAACAAGAACATACATCTTCTTATAAATATAGTGAGAAAACTATACACGAAACAAACAACAAAAGAAGTCTTGCTCAGAAATATCAGCAATTATTAAAAAATAAAACAGTGAATTATTCAAAAGATGAAATCATGGAAATTTATCAATACGTAATTTCTGAAAATAACAAATATAACAAATTATATGAAAAAGAAAAATACACTTCTTATCTGGACAAGATTCGAGATATTAGTGTTTTTGATAAATTCGATTTCATTAAAACAAAGGATACAAAGAGAGAATAAATAAATGTCCTACTAAATGGAATTGCAATAATTTCATTTTAACAAACAGACAATTCTATTTTTTGTAGAAAATATTTCTAAATGGTGAATTAAAATATGTCCCCACATTATATAAACATCATTTAGGAATTTGTAACTTGAAAACCAAATTTCATTTAAAGAAAGGAAGAAAAATGCAACAGATAAATATTGATGAATTGAAACCACATCCAAGAAACAATGAATTCTTTGATGATATGACAGGTGAAAAATGGAATGAATTTTTAGAATCTATTCGCACAAGCGGAGTAATTGAGCCGATTGTTGTTACTACAGATATGGTAATTGTGTCTGGACATCAACGAGTACGAGCTTGTAAAGAATTAGGAATTCCTGAGATTATGTGTGAAATCAAAACATATAAAGACGAAGATTCCATAATTAAAGATCTGCTTGAAACAAATATTCGTCAGCGTGGAGACATTGGAGGTTCTGCGAAGAAAGTTGGACGGAGAATTAAGGAATTAGAGAGATTATATGGAATTCAACATGGTGCAAATTCATTTCAAGGAAATCAATTTGAAGTGGTGACTCCGAATAATTCGGTTTCACCACAAAAAACACAAGAACAATTAGCGCAAGAGTTCGGTATCTCTGTAGATACACTACAAAATTACAAAATGTTAGCAGATATGATTCCTGAATTAGAGGAGTTAATGGATACAGGAATTGTATCAAAGTCTACTGCTCTATCAATGATAAAGAATTTGTCAGAGGAAGAACAAGAGTCTCTTATTGAGTCTTTAGACACAACAAAGAAAATTACAAAACGTGAAGCAGAAAAATATATTGAAGAAATTAGGAGATTAAAAGAAGATCCACAAATTCCTGAAGATTATGAGTCTACTAAGAGAGAATTAAAAGGGTGGAAAGAAGATTATAGAAATTTGAGATCACAGTTTGATGAAAAAGTTTTAGAACTCCAAGACTTAAGAAAACAAATAGAGAATATGAAAGAGACTACTCCAACGGAACAGTATAATCAAAAACTTAAAAACTCTACTATTTTCTTTTGTTCACGAGTTGCCGATTTCATTGAAAAAACTGGTGGTTATGTTTGGCTAGCAGAACATTTAAATGAATTGCCAGATTATGAGCGGAAATCTTATATCAATGCCGTCAATGCAATTTATGCATGGGCTGATAATTTATTAAGAAACATTAACAATTAAACTTTAGGAGGATTTACTTATGAATGAAATGACAAAAAAATACGAAACAGAGAACTGGGATATGCAGCAATTGATGAATATTACTGGTCAAACTGCAATGAATTTGAATAATATGGGAAAACAATTAGGAATTGTCACGACAGCAGTTAATGGGCTAACTGACGATGTGAACACTATAAAAGCTAAAATTGAAAAGATTGAATTTAACGAAGAAATAACTACAGATCAAAATAATGCAATTATTGAAACTGCAAAGAAAAGAGTGTGTCAGATTATTGGAGGAGATGCTTTTGAAATAAAAAAATATTTTAGAATTTTTGTTATGAGACTTTATACGGATGCTAGAAAGTATGCCAGTTTAGGTTCAAAAATTTCAAGAACAAGAAAAGGTGATTTTCAGAGATGCATTAATTACATAGAAGCATGGATTCCAAGTTGTGGTTGTGCAAAATTGAAGTCTGAAGCAGATGAAAAAGCAGAAGCCAAAAGAAAAGCTAAAAGTTTAGGTTATGATGTTTAAACATTTTACAATGTTTGAATATAAAATTGCAGCGAAGATATCCCTAGAAAATATCTTCCACTGCATAAGTTATTTTGCGGATGTTTCATCCACGGTTGCTTTGGATTATTGCGGCAAGTCAGAATCTAACGTTCCAGACTGCTGCTCTGATCCAAAAGAGATGATGCAATTAGTTAATAGTCAAATTTAAATAAAGAGAATAAATATATGAAACTTATAGTCATCACTCAATTAAAGGAGCGAGTCCAATGACAAATAAAAATTATGAAAACAGAGGAGATTTAATTTATGAAAACAAGTACATATGTAACACCAGGAAGCCATAATCTTCAGATTCCAAATCGGAGCGAATTTCACAAATATCTAATTGACAACATTACAGTTGGCGATTTTAGTACAGGTGGTTGTGCAGATGGTGGAACAAAAATTAAGAAAATTGCACACGCAATCAATTGGTCAAAGGCTATGCATAATAAATACTATATTAAGAAATTTTCAGAAGAAAATAGAGAATAAGTTTAACTACATAAGAATGGGGTGAGCAATATTAGCGAATTTGGAATTAAAATTAAGAATATTGAAGCAAGTACATTATACGAATATAATAATGGTGTAAGAGATCATTATGAATACAAAGACGCAATGTTTACAAATAGTTTATTTAGTGATTTTTTAAAAGATAATGGTTTAAAAATATGGAATGAAGAATCAACACGCGATCTTATTTGTATCGAATTTAACTTTGGATCCAGATCATATGAAGAAGAAATAGACCATTTAATAAAGATAGCAAAAGCTGCTCGTATGGAATACAAATTAGCCAAATCACATAAATACAAGACACAAATAGTAAAGAAGAAAAACAAACGTAATAAAATTGCAAAATTAATTCAAGAAGCCGGCAAAAATAAAGATAATTACCATAAGCATTCCAAAGAAGATATTAGAGAAATTTTCTATAATGAAGGTGTAAATATAGAATACATTTCAAGAAAAAGAAATGGAGATATTAAGAAAAAAGAAACTATTCATTACAAGATGCTTTATCGAAGTACCGGAAAAGCAAAAAAAGGTTCTTGTATGTTTATTAGAGATAAACTATATAAAAAAGCAATAAATTTTTTATATATGGGAATTAAATTACCCAAAAATAACGCTCCTATTGTAGAAATAAGTGCTTATGCTCCATTAGTATCCAGTGCAATTGTAGGAAGAGTAAAAATTAATCCAAAAAATATTTTGATTTTAAAAGATGTAGATAGGTCTTTTAAAACAAACGTAGTTAGCATTAATACTGATAAAAATAAAAATTGCATTGCAAATCATGTTCAAGATTATATACTAAAAAATACATTGTTTGATGGACAAGCTTTAATAGATAGTAGCATTTTCCCATCTTGGGGGAACGGGTATATCTTATTAAGACATCATTTTTGCAAAATGGCAAGTTTTAGTTGTAATATTCAAAAATTCTTTAAAGATTATTTTGGTGATAACTACTACTCTGCCACAGTCAAAGACATGTTTGGAAATGATCATTATGTAAAAGACATTGAACTTATTACAACAGACAATGCAATGAAATGGTTGAAATTTGATAAAAGCTATGATTATTGGTGTGAAAAAGTATATGAAAATAATTGTATGTTTGGCATCGTAAAAACAGCTCATGAAAGTAAATTAGGAAATGTACAGCGAATGAGTTATCAAATGGTAAATTCTTTAAATGAAAACATAATGGACAACGTAGTAAAAGAAAGTATTGAATATGTTATTAAATTGAAACAAGATAATGAAGCGTTTTTGAATTTCTTAAGAAAAAACAGAAATTTCTCGAATGATTACGAGGTTTTGATTGCTCTTTGTGAACAAAATTCTGACTTTTTCAGAAGTTCATATTTTAGACATCGTAAACGAAAAATAATTGAAAATTATGTATTCAATCTAAAAAATGGAAAGATTATTCAAAATGCAGATAACCTTGTTATCGTAGGATCGCCATATGCAATGCTACTCTATGCAGCAACAGGAAATGAAAAATCTGTTGATGACGATGACACTTTTTTTGTTGAAGATGGGACAATACAATGTTATACAGATCGTTTTAACAGTGGTGAATATTTAGCATTTTTCAGAAGTCCATTCAATTCTAAAAATAATTTAACATATCTACATAATACTTATAATAAGAAATTTGATAAGTATTTTAATTTTGGGAAACAAGTCATTGCTGTCAATATGATTGGCACAGATTTTCAGGATCGAAATAATGGTTCTGATCAAGATTCTGACAGTGGATACACTACAAATCAACCTGATATCGTTGAACATGCAAGAAAATGTTACATCGATTATCCAACAATAGTTAATAATATCCCCAAAGAAAAAAATGTATATTCAAGTACAATGGACGATTTTGCAAAATTGGACAACAACCTTTCCAATTCACAGTTGGACATTGGAGAGTCTAGTAATCTTGCTCAAATTGCTCAAACCTATGCTTGCAATTTCCCCGACCAAAAATATGTAGACTATGTTTGTATATTAAGTGTCATCGCACAAATTGCAATTGACTCTGCTAAAAGAAGATTCGATATAGATACCAGCCAAGAGATAAAACGTATTAAAAAGGATATGGATATCTCGGAACACAAATATCCTGCATTCTGGAGTGTAATTAAGAAAAATTTTAATAAAAATAATCTTAATTATGATTTGAATTGTCCTATGAATTACTTATATAATTTGACAATACCAGAATTTCATTCTTCAGAATCCACATTGCCAATGACTCACTTCTTTTTAAAGCCGCAGGAAAATATAAATCGAAAAAAATGCAAGAAGGTTGAAGAACTTATTTCAAAATATTCAATGCAACTTTTTGAATATAATGTTGGAGAAAGTAATGATGATGATTATATTTTATTGAGAAATGATTTTGATGATATGATAAATGATATTATCAAAATTAAGATATCTAAAAATTACATCGGACTTTTTGCATGGCTCATTGATCGGGCGTTTATGATAACACCTCAAGTCTCAAGGAATAATGTTAAAATCAAATCTTGCATAAGTAAGAATAAATCAATTCTGTTGAAGACCCTATACCAAATTAATAGTGCAATTTTGCTAAAATGTTTTTCAAAAAATTGTTAAAAATGATGTTTTTTTGGTACACCTAAATTCAGATTACCCTAATAAATGGCTTAAAATCGTTGTTTTTTAATGTTTACTAATATCCCCTTATGAGGGAGAAAGTGCGTATTTGTATAAGTACCCTCCTCGCTAAAAGTTGTGCAAATGCGAGAAATAAATATGCAACGCGCGTATTAGATAAAGCCCCTATCGAAAGGGGCTTGGGCTTTGCCCAATATAAGCTCTTGCTTATAAATACAAATAACTCAGTGCAGATTGGCTTGTCACCATGCTGAGAATATATGAATAGTGAGTTGCGGTATAATGCGATAGTTTTATACTGCAGCTTCTGGAATGATGTGAATCATAAACAGAAAGACGGAAACCGTCAAAACTAAATATATGTACAATAATATATTGCCGTAAAACGCAATTGCCAGATCGCTGACATAATAGACGACTCCAGTGGAGTAATAATCGTGATGCCTGTATCGGTGGAATGTTACAGAGAGATAAGTAGCGGAAATCCAAATAAGTCAGTTGCGTCGTTGATCGGGAGAAATCCCAGTATAAGATCTGTCGAATGTACGAGTAGCCCAAAGTGACGTGAGATTAATACATAAAGAATAAAAAAATTAAATCTTATTATGAATTTTCTTAATACGCTGAATGACATGGGTGAAAGTTTCTCGTAATCAGTCGAGGCTACAATTGCTGTTTATCAGATGTAAAGGAAGTCTAAGGGTAGCTCCCTTATTCTCAGCCCTTTATAGGTAGTGGCGGAATATTATGACGATATATTTGAGTAGGAAGAAGTTCCATTTGTATTTATAATCAAGTGCTTATGCGCGCACTTGACGATTTCTAATCTCCTTTTCAGTTAGTAATAGCATTGCTGTTCTGGTAGTGCTGTTGCTAACATCTTAGGAGTATTTTAGCCCGTTCGCCAAGCGGTAAGGCACAGGACTTTGACTCCTGCATTTCAGTTGTTCGAATCAACTACGGGCTGTTTCACCTTAAGTGTTGCGCTGACCGTCAATCAGTGGCGCATAAAAACCTGCTGATTATTATCTGGGTGACACTAGATTAATATGAAAGCCGCTCTAGGTTTATTATGTTCTATGTAACTATTCACATAACAATATATTTTGTCGTCCTTGTGGATGGGTGTTTTGGACGAGCAAACTACATGAAATATATGGATACTTAGCTCAATTGGTAGAGCATTCGGCTGTTAACCGAAAGGTTATAGGATCATCCCCTATAGTATCCGTTACTCTCCCACTGTGGAGAAATATACAACGAAAGGAATGTTTTATCATAGTTCTTATTACAGACAAAGAATGTAAATTTTTGTTAAGCAAAGGGTGGAAATGGAGAGATCATATTCATCGCACTGTATCCGGAGCAAACAAAAAATACGCAACAGAAAATTATCGATTGATGCAAGATCTGGAGAATTTTAGATCACAGTCGATTAAAGAAACCAAAAGAGAAAATAAACGCAAAAATAAAAGACACAAAAAATAACTAGAATAAATACTAGAAGGAAAGGTGGTTTCCTTATTGGAATACAAATTATTCCTTGACACGAATGCATTACTTAGTCTCGGCGAAAATGCATTTAAAGAAAAATTTATTATTGCACAAAAGACACTTGAAGAGATCGAGAATATCAAAGTGTCTAATTCTAAAGATGGAGAAGTAAAATACAAAGCCAGACAAATTTCAAGACTATTGGATAAACATGATGGCGAATATGATGTGGTTTTATACTCTCCAAAAATTAAAGAAATAATTGATAGTTATTTCTTATCTGAAACGCCAGATAACATTATCTTGGCTTCTGCTTATTATTACAATTCAAATGTATCGGAAGTACTTGTATGTTCTGATGATTTAAATTGCAAATTCATATCTCGTAATATTTTTGGACTTCCTACAAAGGGAGTTTCGGATATTAACCTTGTCAAAAATCTTGACGAATATCTTGGATATAAAGAATTAACATTGTCTGATGAAGAAATGAGTTACTTCTATTGTCATACAAATGAAAACATTTATGATTGTATTTTGAACGAATATCTCATTATTAAAAAATCAGACGGAGAAGTTGTTGATTATAGAAAGTGGGACGGAAATGAATATAAGGCTGTCTCATATAAACAAATTAATTCTGCATTTATGGGAAAGGTTAAACCACTTAATCCACAACAAGTTCTTGCTTTTGATATGTTGCAGAACAAAGAGCAAACAATTAAAGTTATCTCAGGAAAATTTGGGACAGGCAAAGATATGATAATGATTGCAAATGCATTAAAACTTATCGAAGAGGGAAAATTTGATAAGTTAATTTACATTAGAAACGCTGTAGATGTTAAAGATTCAAGTGCGATCGGGTTTCTACCAGGTTCAAAAGATGAGAAGTTACGTCCATATGCGATGCCTCTTGCTGATCATTTGGGAGGAGAAACTGGTTTAGATATGCAAATCATGGCAGGAAATATTGAAATTGAACATCTGGGTTATATTAGAGGACGCGACTTGAAAAATGCAATCGTATATTGTAGCGAAGCAGAAAATTTGACAAAAGAACATGTACAATTACTAATAGGTCGTATTGGAAATGGATCCTCTTTGTGGCTGAATGGTGATTTCAAACAAACTGATAATGCACTTTATAGAATGAATAATGGACTATTATCAGCTGTTCAGAAATTAGCAGGACATAAAAATTTCGGATATGTACAGTTATCAAAAACAGAACGTAGCGAAACAGCTGCAATGGCAGATTTATTGGATTAGTATTGCAGGTAACGCATATGAAAAAAAATAAAACATTATTATCATATATATTAGGTGCATGTACAATCGTAATATTTCTTCCAATTGTAGAAGAAATAGTTAATGTAATTCTGTCCTGGATTGAATATCTGAAAATACTTCCAGGAAAACTGGTTATTAAAGGTAATGCAGAACTACAAGAGTTACAGTCAAATTCTGAAACTGAAGAAATTGATACATGCGCTATTGGGTTTCATTATGAACCAAAAACTGAAGAATATTATGACGAGGAAGAGTAGGCTGATACTGCTCTTCTATTTTAGTTTAAAGGAGAAAATAAAGTATGAAAAATTTACAGTATAAAAAAGTTACAACTACAACATTAAAAGTTGGTGGAATTCTTGATGCAGATAGAATGGTGATTGATGTTGATGGAGTTGAAAAAGATATCAAAACACTTCTCTCTGATTTTGCTGATCAGTGCATTGAATTAAACGTGAAAGTAAAAGATGAACTTGAATTATTAGAGCCATCTGACTCAGAAGAATAGAGAGTAGGTGGACATTATAGTACATAACTATAAAAGATTTGATGGTGAAAGTGACGATGAGTTAATTCTTAGAATCTGTAATGATAAAGAAAATATCGGCACATGGAATGATGTTGCTGCGGTTCTAAACGATCTTCTTAACTGTAATTACACTGAATCTGCTTACAGAAAAAAAGTTCAGTATTTTCAAAAGGTTCTTGATGCAAACCAGTCAAAATTTACAGACAGTGCTGCACAGTTGCAAGAACTAAAAGAAGAACGAATTCTTTTGGAAAAAGAACGTGTCAAGACACGCGATGAACGAAATGAATATCGTAGATTAATTCGTGAGGAGGCTCGAAAAGAATCTTATAAAGAACAAATTTTGAGAGCGATTTCAGAATATCATGGTCAGCCTCTGTATTATGATAAATATAAGCAGTTCACAGGAATTTTAAATTCAAATAATGACATGGTGATTTCTGTGACTGATATTCACGCCGGAATAGAAATTAATAATTGGTTCAATAAATACAATACAGATGTTATGTATGACAGATTTAGACAATATCTGGACAAAATTTTTGAAGTTTATTTGCGACATGGATCAGAAAATATTCATGTAATTCTAAGTGAACTGATTTCAGGATTAATTCACAACTCACTTCGTATTGAAAGTAATCAAAATCTAATTGAGCAGTTCTTATCCGTATCGGATTGTATTTCACAATTTTTATCTGAACTTAGTTATAAATTTAATGAAGTTCATGTTTATGTTTGTCCTGGAAATCATTCTAGGTTGCATGCGAAAAAGGAAGAATCTTTAAAAGGTGAGAACATGGACTGTCTCGCTATTCCATTTTTGCAAGCCAAATTGCAGAACTTTAAGAATATCGAATTTCACGAAAATAAAATTGATGAATCAATTGCAATGTTTTCTGTTAGAGGAACAAAGATTTTTGCGGTGCATGGAGATAAAGATGACCCTAAAACGGTTGTGCAGAAACTATCGCTTATGACACAAATACGTCCAGATATTTTATATATGGGTCATCGTCATGTAAATGCAATGTCTACTGTTTATAATGTGAAAATTTTACAATCAGGTTGTATTTCTGGAACAGATAACTATTGTCTGGATAATCGATTGCAGAATAAACCAGAGCAATTGATTTCTGTTATTACTGACAACGGATTAGATTGTGTATATGATGTTAAATTTCATTAATAAGGTATATAACTGAATACAAAGATGAATTGCCAGTATTGGATTATGAAGAACTTGTTTCTTATATCATGGATAAAAGTCAATATCCCAAAACAGATATTGAGAGAATTATAGATTTAGAGACAGAATATATGAAAAAAATCGGGATTATTTCCGAAGAATAAATTTTACAAAATACTTAAAAAGTTAGGAGATTATAAAATGACAAGATCAGATTTAATTAAAACAATTGCAGAAAAAGTAGACGGAGTAACACAGGAAAAAGCAAAAGAGATTGTTGCTGTAACTCTTGATTCAATTGCAGATGCACTTACTGCTGGAGATAAAGTACAGTTCGTCGGATTTGGAAGTTTTGAAGTAAGAGAAAGAGCTGGAAGAACTGGACGAAATCCACAGGACGGAAGCGAAATTTACATTGAGCCATCTAAAAATGTAAAATTTAAAGCAGGAAAAGAATTAAAAGATAAAGTAAATGCTTAAGATTGGCGGTGTGTCTATTTGAAAAAAGAAATGATTAAGAAAACATATGATAATATCTATGAATTATGTGAAGATGTTGTAGATACATATGATGTACTAGAATCAAACTATGACAATAATATTGTTTCTATTATTGCTAAATACGATGAGGCAAGTCTCATTGTTTCGGAATTATGTACAATGGACTTCTCCCTTTTTTTATGCGAATTACATGATCCGGAGTTTGCTGGATATACTGATGAGTATATAATTGATATTATTGAAGATAAAATCTTTTGTGTGCCGGCAAAACGAAACGGTGAATATATTGGTTCTGATAGTTCTATTGTATATGTATTAGATGACTGCAACTCGAAAGTCATCTCTAAATTTGAAGCAGACTATACATATGAAGTACATTTGTATGATGAGAATGATGAAGATGATATGGAATATGATTGTGATGGATGTATCTTCTGTGATGAGTGCGACGAGTATGATGATTATGGTTTTTTGTTGGATGATGATTATGTAGAAAACAAAGACATGCATGGCTTTTCTGCTAGTAAGAGTGATGATTATGGTTGTCACTCCGTATCATTTTATTCAACAGAGCGAGTTAATCATGATGATATGATGGATTTACTTCGTATTTTTGGATTATAAATTTTCTGTTATATATGTACATTTCAAAGATCCGTAGGTGTCAAAGCTTACGGGTCTATTTTTGTGTTCTCAGTTAGGAGAATAAGAATTAGAAACATCAGCGAAAGGAATGTGTCGGGTAAGCTACGACCGCGCTGTATGTTTCAATGCAACATTGGATTTTCAGGAGAGATACGGTGGAATTCATGAGCCGCCGGACAAGTGTAACCTCATTCGCACTTCTCTCCTATTTCTATGGTGTGAGGAGAAACAAATATTTAAATAAAAAAGGAAGTGAGATTATTGAGTGAAGAAATTGCAAAGCGTTCAGAAGACATAACTGATGAGATTTGGAATCAGGTTAATGAATTCAATAGAGAAATGGTTCAGGATTATCTTGATAATCAAACTGACCTTTCACTAAAGACTCGTCCGGCGTATCGCTCTGGATTAAGAGTCTTTTTTGTATATGTAAAAGATCACTTGAACAATAAAGATTTTACACAAATAAAGAAAAAAGAATTTCAAAAATATCTTAATTGGTTGACTAATAGAGGTTTATCTGATTCAGCAATTAAATTTAAAAAATCATGTGTAAGTGCATTTTGTAATTACATTATGTTGATGTATGAAGAAGAGTATCCTACATTCAGAAATTTTACTGTTGGATTAAAAGTAGTACAAACAGGATATGTTCATGAGAAAAACCCACTGACACCGGAAGAATATTTAATGCTGTGTAAAGAATTAGAAAAACGTGAAGAATGGCAAAAATTAGCATATTTAGTTTTTTCTTATAGCACAGGATGTAGACGAGCTGAGGCACGTCAACTTTTGAAAGAAGTTGTTGAGTATAAACCAAAAGAGAAAGAAACAAAAATTAAAGGTGAAGATGGTGTAGAGCATGTTGCAATTTCTCGCCAATACTTAACACATACAATTAGATGTAAAGGCGCATCGTTGGTTGGGAAACAACGTAAACTAAAATTCGGAGAAGATGCTATGTATTGGTTAAAAAAATGGATTGAAGTGCGAGGAGAAGATGAATGTCCTTATATGTTTGTTGTAAAACAAAGAAATGGAGAAACTCGCCAAGTTGGCGAGAATACGTTTAATGATTGGTGTAGTGGACTATTTACAGAAATAGTAGGTAGACGCATACATCCGCACCTGTTTCGAGAAAGTCGCGCAACTAATCTAGTAGTTTACGAAAATAAATCTCCAGAAGTTGCTCAAAAACTTTTAGGACATAACGATGTTAGTACAACTACAAATCATTACATAATCAGAAATGATGATTTTGACGAGTCTGATGAAGCATTCATCTAACCATCTTCAATTTCCCATAATTTACCAGCTCACTACTCTTCCACTCTATGTTATACTGTTTCCGAGATTCATAACATCGGAGGTTTACAGAATGGAAAGACTAGTTAAAACAGGATATGTGAAAATGATTGCAATTGACGTTCATGATTTGGAGTCAAAAATCTTAGATGAACGGAATACAAATTTTCTGTGTGATATAGAAAATTTTCAGAACAAGTATTCTAATATATCTACAGTAAAATGTGTATATATACATATGGATGATAACTATGATATTACTTTTTTAGATTATAAAAAGGTAGTCCCACATATTCATCCATTTGACTATATGAGAGATATTGTAAAAAAGCATGATGGAAAATTAATTCAAGGAAGTGATTATCTACGAATCACACATGAAGATGACTATGTGGAATTGACAGAAATCGATTTAAGAGATTAATGGAGAGCAAAACTGCTCTCCTATTTTTGTATACGGCTCCATGGTCAAGAGGCTAAGACATTGCCATTTCACGGCGGTAAGAGTCATTTTAAATTCCGGCTTTCAAAAGAAATGCCGGTTTCATATCGGCATATTAAAGAAGAAAGTGAGGAAAACATATGATTACATTACAAAAGGTTGGTAATTCTATGAACCGCGCAGTTCTTGAAATTTCTGGTTTATCAACAGACGAAAAGCCAGTTGCTGAACTTGACGGCGTTCATATTACAAACGGAAGTATTTTTGAAGAAATTGACACAGGAACAATTTTTAAATACAACGAAGATGCAAAGGAGTGGGTAGAACAACCTGCAGTTGGAGGATCAAGCGGAAATATTTCTCTTGATTATGCTGCACTTACAAACAAACCGCAGATTGGCGGAAAAGAATTGGTCGGGAATAAAACCTTGGACGAATTAGGAATTCAGCCTAAAGGAACTTATCTTACAAAAGAAACAGACCCTACTGTACCGGCATGGGCGAAAGCCGAAACAAAACCTGCATATACAGCAGATGAAGTTGGAGCTTTACCTAATACTACCACTGTTCTTCCAAATCCAAAAAAGATTAAATTTACAGGTGCTGTAACAGATGACTATGACGGTTCTGTCGAAAAAACAATTAACATTCCGACAGGAAGTTCTTATACTCTTCCACAGGCAACTGATAAAATTCTTGGTGGAATTAAAGCAAAAGGAAAAACGAATGAAACAGTGGAGGTTGCAATTGACACTGCAACAGGAAAATTATTCGTTCCTACATATCCTACAGGTATAGAAATTGAACTTGACAAAACACTTGCTGTGGAAGGAAAAGCTGCTGATGCAAAAGCTGTTGGAGATGCATTGAAAACTAAGATTGGATCCGATGCTCTTGCACCATATATGAAGACAGTTGATGCAGATAAAAAGTATGCATTAAAAACTGAATTGCCACAAAAGGGAGTTGCTGTCGCAGACGCTGGAGACGCAGATGTAAAAGATAAATTAAATGCACTCTTAGTTAGTCTTAGAGATGCAGGTATTATTGCACAGTAATATATTAAATTATTAAGGGCGGTACTACTACTGCCCTATTATTATGCTTAGATAGTTCAATGGTAAAACGACTGACTTTTAATCAGTTGCTCCCAGTTCGAATCTGGGTCTGAGCATTGAATACGAAATAGTTGAGAAAGGATGTGAGATATTTGACTCAAAAATTAAAACGATCAAGAGATGAAAGAATTGAAGAATCAATGAAATCTCCACAGAAAATAGATATCTCTGTTGATATGCGATTTCCGCTATCTAATTCGACAAATACAAAAAAGTATAAATGTTATATGTGTGGCGAATCTTGGGATTCTCAGAAAAGTCATTTTTCAAAATCTACACATCCAAAATATCAAGCAAATAACGGATATATTGAAATATGCAATGATTGTCGTGATAAATATTATAAAAAACTTATAGATTTTTACTCTGGAAATGAAGAACACGCAATTAGACATATGTGTATGGAATTTGGATGGGTATATCATATTGATGCTTTAACTGCTTCAAGACAAATATCTGCGGATAGGAGTCGTATCAGTCACTATTTGGCAAAGAAAAATTTAGGGCAAACTGCAAGAATTGGAACTACATATTTTGACAGTATAAAGTTTGAATTTAATGAAAAACAAGGTGAGATTGTAAAATCTCGTGAACAGGCGAAATCTGAAGAGTCTACTATTACTGCAACAGCCGTTGATCGGTGGGGTGTTGGCTTCACAGAGTCTGATTATAAAATAATGGATGAGCATTATAAAATGTTAAAACGGCAAAATCCAAATTGTGATGCAAATCAAGAAATTTTTATCAAAAGTTTATGTTCGTTATTTATGCTTCAGACAAATGCATTAAAAAGAGGCGATTCAGATAAGTATATTAAACTAACTGATCAGTATAGTAAGACATTTACAAAAGCCGGATTATCTACAATTCAAGAAACAGATAATAGTGCAAATGAATGTCTCGGAGTAACTCTTGCTACTATATCTCAGTATACTCCAGAAGAATATTATAAAGATAAGGAACTATATAAAGACTACGATAAAATTGGAGAATATTTTGATCGATTTGTAAAAAGACCTCTTAGAAATCTTATGACGGGAACAACAGATAGGGACACGGAATATTTTGTAAAGGACAGTGCAGATGATGTCGATGAGTAACAAATACGCAGATGAACGTCAACAAAATCTTTACAAGAAATTTCCATCAACTCATTTTTTAAGTAATCCTACAAATGTTCATAACACATTTTTGTGGTCTACATTTTTCACAAGAAATTTACATAGACTCGCTATGGATTATTTGGGAATTAGGCTGCATTTATACCAACAGCTCATTTTATATCTAATGGGCGTCTCACAGCTTGTTTGTATTGTTGCGTGTCGTGCTGCAGCGAAATCTTTTATTATTGCTCTATACGCTTGTTGTAAAGCAATTGTAAAACCTGGTTCAAAAATCGTACTTGGTTCTGCAACACGAGGACAAAGTAAACTGATCATATCGGAAAAAATAAAAAATGAACTGATGAATATGTCTCCTGCTTTAAGAAAAGAGATAAGAGATATAAAAGATAGCGCAAATGAATCGATTGTATATTTTAATAATGGGTCTACTATTAAAGTATTTACAGCAAACGAATTTGCTCGTGGTCTTCGTAGTACGGATGCTGTACGAGAAGAATTTAGACAGATTGATAAGAATATTGACGATAGTGTCATTTCGCCATTCCAAACAATTAGACAGGCTCCTTTTATGATTGATCCTTTTTATGAAGGAATTGAATGTCTAAAAGAAGATCCAAAAGATATATACATTTCAAGTTCATGGTTAGATGATGGACATTGGATGTGGAATTTAGTTGATCAGGCTTATACTGATATGTTGAACAATAGGACTTCTGTAATGCTTGCTTTTGATGAAAGCATTACTCTGAAACATAATATTCGTACTCAAAGGCAGATGCAGCAGGAAAAGAAAAAACAAGATCCTATTACATGGCAAATCGAATTTTTAAATCTTAGAGTTAGAAATAACTCTTCTGCTTTCTTTACTTATTCTATGCTTAGTGATGCTCAAACATTACGTCAAGTATTTTATCCAAGAAACCATAGAGATGTAAAATTTAATAAAAAAACAAAACACTTTGCTCCAAAGCAAGAGGGTGAAATTCGCGTAATATCTTGTGATATTGCTTTTGTAGAAGGAAAGAAAAACGATAACTCTATATATTCTTGTATTCGTGGAATTCCAGAAACTATGAGGTATGAAACTGATGACTCGGAAGTTGTGGTAAAACAAGGATATAAGAGACAATATTCTTATATTGAATCAAATCAAATAGGTGATACAACAAAACAGGCAATACGAATCCGGCAATTATATGAAGATTATGATGCCGATTATATTGTACTAGACTGTCGAAACGGCGGAACACAGGTCTGTTATTCACTTGGTAAAACACTATATGACGAAGAACGTGGAAAGGAATATCCTCCTCTCAAATGTATGAACAACGACACCTATGCTGATGTTGTTAAAAATCCAAATGCTCCAGCCGTTATCTATGCAATCAACGCCACTCAAAAGCTAAATAGTGATATTGCATATAGTTTTAGACGCTCTTTAATGGAACATAGAACTGAATTACTTGTAAATTTGAATACGGCAATTGAAGAACTTTTATCTGAAAACGATGACTATAAAAATGAAACTGATTTAAATACACAATTTGAATTTGAACGACCATTTCTTGAAACTCAAGCAATGATCAGTGAGTGTGCTGAATTACTGTATGAAAAATCACCGCAGACTGGAATTGTGAAAGTATATGAACAAGGATCAAATTGTAAAGACAGATACACGTCTTGTAGTTATGGATCGTATTTCTTTGATCAGTTAGAACTTGATTTACTTTCAACAGATTCCGATTACGAATTTACGTGTCTTATAAATTAACAGAAAGGAGATGGACATGCCAGAAGTTAATAAAGAGCAATCGGTAGAGATTCAAAACGAGTCCTCTCCTACTGCTAATAATATATACGAATTTAATAGTTTTGTATCACCAATGGACATAAGTAGTTTATTCTCGTGTGGTATTTATGACTATTTTTCTAAAGAAGAAATAGATTCTATTTTACGGGATCCTATTGGAAATCACGATGCTGCAATTCGATTATCAAATTTTGTGTATACGAAAAATGGTATCGTATCTAACTCAGTCGATTATATGACTGCTCTTCCATGTCTTGATCGTATTTTAATAAGTAAAAATAAACGAAATACAAAGACAGTCCAGGCGAATAAAGCATTGATGAAATCCATTCTTGAAAAAATTGATGATAAACAGTTTATTAGAAATGCACTATTTACGTGTATGTTAGATGGAATCGCTTTTTTCTATTTTGAGACGAAAAAGAAAAATTATGACAAATCCAAATTTATGACAGATTACGATGTAGAAAACATTGTAGAAATTAATGAAGTTGGAATTAATGCTACTATCATTTCTCTTCCATGGAGATATACAAAAATTGTTGGAAAGAAAAATGGTAGATATGTGCTTGCGTTCAATCTGAGATATTTTGATGATTATACTGGTGAAAAACTGGAACGCAAATTAAGAAAATACCCAGAAGAAATCGTAAAAGCATACAATAGTCGCAACGCCAGGGCTACCGGAGGAGACTGGGTCGTACTTGATAATGATCATACTATGTGTCGGAAGATTAAATGTAAAGATTCTGAACCATGGGGTCGAAGTTTAATTATTGCTGCGCTCGCAGATGTGTTATACAAAGACTATTTCACAGACACAAAAAGGAATGTGTTAGATGAAATTAACAATAAAATTATTTATCAGACATTCCCGGAAGGAAAAGATAAAGGGACAAGTTCTCTTACTGGAAAACAGCAAGAACAGCAACATGCTACTGTACGTCAAGCTGTAATGAACAAAAACTCTCGTGGAGGAATTTCTTTCTTTAGCGTTGCTGCCGGAACGAAATTAGACTCTATCGATGTTTCTACAGATATTTTCGATAGCAAAAATGAGTCTGATTTGAATGATCAAATTTCACTTGATTTAGGAATTTCTTCTGCTCTCATTGGTGCAATGACAACAGGAAACTATGGTGCATCGCAGAGTAATTTAGAGATGATTACTGCTCAATTATATACTTGGGTAAATGAGTGGCAAAATGAATTGAATCATGTAATCAATAAAAACATTATCCAAAATGATAAAAACAAAGTTGAAGTATATTATTTCCCCACTTCATTTGTAAATAGAAAAAATTTTTTTGAAATGATGAAGGGGTTGTACGACGTTGGTGGTTCTCTCAGTTTCCTTATTGCCAGTACAGGAGTTGACCCAGATGCCTATTATTCTGTTTTGGATGAAGAAATAGATAATAAAATATATGAAAAATATTTACCGCATCTTACTAGCAGTACAATTTCAAAAGATGATGATGTTACAGGAAGACCTAAAACGGATACCCCAACAGACAATACAGTAAGAAGCAGAGATAATAATGGAAATGAAATTCCTAGTCCAAGCGATAATAAATAATAGATTCTACTTTTATAGTAGGATCTTTTATTATACAAAACTTTATAAGGAGGATAAATCTTATGTTAAATAATATCCTCGAAATTTCTCAGCGATCTAACAAAAACGGTCGTGTTCCAATCAAAATTGCACTTCTTAAAATTCATGATGATCCAAAAGAAACAAACAAAAATGGTATTCATTGGAAAAAAGAATATGTATTAAACGCAATTGATTCTGTTAAAGGGATGCCATTGTGTTGTGAATTTGCGTCTGAAGATAAATCGTGTCCACTTGGTCATGGATTGACAGGTGAAGTTGTGGACTCACATGGAGTTCATGAACCTGTATTTGAAAATTCAGATGTTGTAGGAACTTTTGAAAAAGCAGAAATTGAAACAATTAAAGATATCAATGGAAATGAAATAGAGGCTTTGTGTGGATACGGCTATTTATATTATCAGAGATATCCGAAATTAGTTGATTGGGTACGAAAAGGATTCGCTACAGGCGAAGTGTGCACTTCTATTGAAATTATGGGACTTAAAGAAAATGATAACAAAATTATATATGAAGACGGATATAACGAAAATATGAGATCGCCCATGATTTACTGTTTCTCTGGGTGTGCGCTCTTAAGTATCGCTCCAAGCGACGATGACGCGGTAGTCCTAGAGATTTCGCAGAGAAAAATTACAAATAAGGAGGAAAAGAAAAACATGGAATTCGATAAGAAAGAATTTGAGGAAGTTCTCAAATCTACTCTTGCAGAAATTAATAGTGAAAAGAAATCACATGATGATGAAGTTTCTGAATTGAATAACAAAATTACAGAACTGAATTCACAGATTGAAGCAAAAGATGCTGATATTGCTGCTAGAGACACACAGATTGCAGAACTGAATGCAAAAGTTGAGCAGATGGAAAAAGACATGAAGAAGAAAGATGATGAAAAAGAGGATCTCGAAAAAGAGGTAACAAAAGCAAAAGCATCTGAAAAACTTTCTGAGGTCGAGGCTGCTCTGAAAGACTTTAGTGATGAAGAAAAAGAAGTTGCTAAAGAGGACATTAAAAAATTAAAAGATGAAATTAATGCATGTAAAAAGAAATCAGAGTTAAATAATGTAACATCTGAAATCAATTCTATTAAATCTAAAATCTGCATGGAAATTGTTGCAAAACAGAAACAGGCAGAATCTGAAGCTCGTATTTCTGAGCAGAATTCAGAAGAAGTAAAAATTGAAGATATTTTCTCAGAAGTATGCAGCGAGAAATATGTCGATGATGACGAAGAAGTAAACATTTTTTAAGAGGAGGATGAATTAGATGATTAAATTCAGAAGAATTTCTCAGATCGAGAAATTATACCCATTTATGGATGCAGTTATTGATAAAGATGCACTGAATGGAGATTTTGGTGCAGTCACAACAGGAAAATTTGCGCCAAAGGCAGATGCTAAACAGGCAATTATGCAGGTTGAAGTTGGCGATGATATGGATATGCCGGAATACAAAATCCCTGCAGGATCTCATGTAAGAGTTGTAGATTTTGAAAAACTTGAGGGACAGGAAATCGAAGTATACGGTGCTCAGTTACCGGCGACTTTTGCAAAAGGTAATAAGTTGAAATCCGATGCAACAGGAAAATTAGTTACAGGTGCGAGTGTGGCTCCTTATTTTGAAGTAACTGAGATTATTGGAAACAAAATTGGTCTTGTTGCCAAAGTTGTTACAAAACAAGACTAATTGAAGGGAGAAAAAAATACATATGAGTTATACATTTGAATTAAATAATGAACGTAGAGATGCTTCTTTTGTAAGTGGGAAAATTAATGCTAATTCTCCAGTTGTAGAAGTATTCTCTGCTATGACAGATGGTAAAGAATTAGCAAAGTTTGGTAAAAAGGGAGATGCCGCAGCTAAATATATTAAAGAATTAAATAGTAGAGCTGCAACAAATGACCTAGTTGCTATTTCTGAGATTAACGAATTAAGACGTTTCAAAATGCAACCAGTTTTGATGCAGGAAATCAAGCTGCTTGGAATTTACGGAAATTACAAACCGATCGGATACAACGAGTCTTGTGAAGTAGAAATTACAGAGTATGTAAATACTGGTGCTGAAATTCAGGCTGCTGGACAGGATGTAAAATTCCCAACAATCAGGAAAAGACGTGTTCCGATTGCAACAACTACTATTTCTGGTGGTTATGCAGTTGACTACAGAAAAGCAGCACTTGGAGATATGACCGATGAGAACGAGCTTCAGGAACAGGTTCGTGTAGATATTAGAAACAAAGCCGCTAAATATGTAGTAGATGAAACATACAAAGCAATTAAGAATGCTAAAGGTGTAAAATATTTCTTCGAAGGAGCTGGTCTTACAAAGACAGGTGTTGATGGTGTTATTACAAATGTTAGACGTTTCGGTAAACCGACAATCTCTGGTGATTACGCTATGATTGCACAGTTCAATGGATTTGCAGGATACGAAGGAACTACTCCGACTGTAAACGGAATTTCTCGTACAATTATGGATGAAATTCACAACACAGGACTGATGGGTGTATATAACGGTGCTACTCTTGCAGAGATTCCAAATCCGTACGACCTGACAACACTGAACAAAGATGGTACAAACTTTGAGACAATGTTACCAGCTGGTCTTGCTTTTGTAATGCCGCAGGGTGGACAGTCTCCTATCCATATGGTAACAAGAGGTGGACTGACAACATTCTCTGGAAATGATGTTACAACAGGTATGCAACTTTCCCGTTTTGACATGGAGTTTGGAATGCTTTTAGTCGAGGGAAGAGAGTACGAAGTAGGAATGCTTGTAGATACAAATCTTGCACCTAATCTTGGAAAATAAATTATTTGAATAATAAGAGGCAGTTTAATCTGTCTCTTATTTTAGTTTAAAGGAGAAAACATGAGCAATTATTTTTATTGTTATTCAAAAAAGTTATCTCATTTCATTATGGCTTTTGACATTCCGTATGTTTCGAAATCTATGAATAAAAGAAATGGTATGCCATATCATACATTTAAAAAATCAGAGAGACTTGATAAGGTAATTGCTTTGTATAAGGCAATTATTCATGCCGTTTAAATAATTAGTTGAGAAAAAATCATAATTGTTATTGAGGAGATAAAAATGGCTGAAGAAAAAAATACAGTAGAAGAATTAAATCTTGAGCAGAAAGTAACTGTTAAAAGTATTGCAAATTGGACAACAGGTTTTAAAAGAATTGAGACAAATGGGGATGTAACTATTCCGCCTAACGGAACAATTCGTTTACAGAGAAGTGAAATTATTACACAGATTCAGAATGGTAATAGACTGTTGACTGGAATTGATGACAGAGGTTCTCATGCGACACTTTATGTTGATGATAAGCCTACGAGAGTTGAAGTTGATTTTGATAGTGAGGATGGAACTATGTCACAGGCTGTACTTACAACAGATGCAGTCAAAAAATTATTTGACTATAAAACAATGAAAACTTTTGAAACAAAATTGCAGGAATTAGTAGTTACAAGAGCTGAGAAATTTGCAATTCTTGAAATTATTAAAAAAGAAAAATTCAATGACTTTGAAAAAATTAGAGTTGTTGAAAACTATGTTGGATATAAGATTTAGAGGTGATTTGAATGGGTAATACAAAAGCTAACGAAGTGATACAATCATTTGAATCTTCTTTTGCAGATAAAAGTGTATTGCCTGTATCACTAGAGATGGAATGGTTTAAAAAAGCTGTTGGAAGATATTCAGCAGAATTAAGTGATTTGAATTTCGACGTAGAATTGAATCAGTTTGATACTGAATTAGATAGATACGTTATTGATACACTAGCTGAATTTATGAAACAATCATATCAGGAGCGTCAGTATTCAAAAGTAAATAAGCGTATTAGCATAACAGGTAAAGATTTAGGAATCGATGGATCAAATGGATCTAAAACCGCGACAAAAGCAGAACTTGATTATGTTTCAGAAAAAGCAAATACGATGGTTTGGAACCAGAAAGTAACCGCTTTTCTTTAGGAGGATGTGTTATGCAAGAATGGTATTTATTAAATCAGAACACTCGTCCAAATGCAACTGGCGGATTCGAAAATGATATGTTTTTGGAAAATAAGGATGATGCTTTTGCGGAAGCATTAGAAACGGATATAGCAGTTTCCGTCATCCTTTATAACAGTGATTTAAGCAATGGCAAAAACATTCGCTGTATCGTACAAGGGAACACAGCGGATACACAATTGAAATCATTGGAAAGAACAGCACTTTTTTCTATAGGAACTGTAAAGGCTGGAATGTATGTATTTTTTGAAAATAGGTATTGGCTTGTAATTGGATATCCAGGAAATAACGGAATATATGAAAAGGTTACAATAGTATTGTGTCAGTATTTACTGCGATGGCAAAATTCTGATGGAAATATTGTTGAGCGTTGGTGCAACGCTGTTTCTGCTAGTAAATATGATGTAGGCGAAAATGGAAACTATACGATTACGCTTTCATCTAATACATATACGATTCTTATACCAGGAGATTCAGAATGTTTAAATTTAGATAGAAAAAGAGTTTTTATTGATAAAAAAAAAATCAATCCAGAAAAAGTATTCAAAATGACAAGAACGGACGATATTCTATACGATTACGGTGATGAATATCACGGAAGCGTTTTAAGCTTTATTGCAGATAAAACAGAATTAAATCTTAAGACAGACAATCCGGAACTTGGTATTTGTGATTATATAGATACCAATCATAAAGAATATGAAGATGACAAAAATACTATTTTTGCCAAAATTATCGGAAATGATTCTATAAAGATTAAAAGAAAAAAAATATATTACGCAAAGTTTTACAGTGATAAAAATTGTACGGTAGAAACTGAATGTTCTAATTTCACTTGGGATGTATCTGATGACATACAAATAGAAAAAACAATTCATGAAAACTCTATTGAAATACTAATATCAGATGAAGGATATGTTGGAAAAAATTTATTTCTAAAAATCATTTCAAACTCACAGACTATCTCTGAAAAGGAAATTGAAATTACTAATTTATTTTAAGACGAGAACACTCGTTACTTTAGTTATTAGAGGGTAAATTTAAGGAATACATTATGAACAAAACAGTATTAAGAGATATTGGAATTTTTAAATCAAAACTTCTTTTATCGTTTTTAGATTCGTCCGATGTTTGTGAATTACTTTTGGGTGATAACTATACGTCAGATGATGTTGACAATCTGGTATATTCTCAAATCTTTCCTTATCTATATATAGAAGACACCCAAACAGAGGTCAAACCATATCTTTGTTTTGAAGTAAATTTTAAACAACAGACAAGGACTATGAAAACCCTTCAGATTATTGTCTATGCATATTGCCATAAGGATTGTATGAAATATCATAAAGACGGATATTCAGGAACTAGGGCGGATATTTTAGCTGACATGGTTGAGCGACAATTACACGAATCAAATAAATATGGTATTGGAGAATTGAATTTAGAATCAGTGAATTACTATTTCCCAAATAATAAATATTACGGAAGGCAATTAGTTTTTACAACATCGGATTTTAAGTTCAAAAATGTTTAATTATGAAATTGGATTATTTTGATCTAATCTCCCCTCTCCCACTTGATCTTGTTGGAATTGGAAGAATTAAATCTCCAAAACTCATTGAGATTGCTGACATATCTTATTACGTCTATGCACAATATGTGTCATATCTAAGAATGACTCCAGATGATTATATTGATACTTTTAAAATAGAAGATTCAGATATTGAACTATATACGAAATTTGACATTATTCTGTATGATCCAAATTTTAGAAACATGATTAAAAATGCTCTCAATTTTTTCTTTATTGAAAATTTTGAATGGTTTGATGAATATCAATCTTTTTTATGTACAGAAGAAATTGTCATGGAAAACGGAGAATCTGAACTTCTAGCAAAAGGAATTATAAATTCAAAGAATTATTTTGATGTGTTGGATATCATTCTGCAACGGGTACACATTACTCCAGATAAAACAGAAGTGACTAACATTACAAAGATCAAAAATAAGCGCGGATTAAAAATATACAAGAGGATGCAACAGGTAAAACGTAAATTCAAAAAAACATCTGGCGGAAATCCAGACTTATCTTTGCCTAATATCATATCATCCGTTGCTGTAAGAAGTTTATCTTTAAATTGGATAAATATATGGGATATTACAATTTATCAATTATTCAATGAATTTGAAAGACTTCAAATAATTGATCAATATGACATTGCTTCTACACAAGTATCTGTATGGGGAGACAAAGAAAAGAAATTCAAGTTTGGTGCTTGGAGTTCAAATATATATAACGAAAACGACGCTGAATAATTCAGTGTCTTTTTTATTGCAAAAAATTAAATTTTATACAGGAGGTAAAAAATATGGCAAATCAATTTGGAAAACAGATGGCGAACCGTGAAGTTTGCGATATGGTCTTTGTAGATTATAAAACAAAAGAACCATTTCTTTTCTGTGATTACGCAAATACATCAAGTCAGGAACTGACGGGTGAAAACGTTTTCGCTTACGGTGGAAAAAATCATCCGAAGAAAATTACATTCTCTGGAGAACGTGCGGGTACTCTTACAATTGAAACACAGATTCAGACACCTAAGCTTTGGGAACTGATGACAGGTGGTAAAAGCTCTAAAACAGCAGAGATCATGAAGAGAGTTAAAACAAAAGTTGGAGAAAGCAACAAAATTAGCATTTCTGATGCTAAAGTTACTCTTTCAAAAGAAAATGTATGGGTTTATGACGGGGCAGATTCTAACCTTGAAACAAAACTTGAGGTAACTACAGTTTCTGGTCAAGACATTACATTAAAAGATCAAAAGAATGAAGGTGCAGAAGTTGTTGTATTCTATCTTGCCACAAGAAGTGATGTATACAATCTAAGCATTAAATCTACTAGCTTCCCGAAAGCGTTTACTGTTTACGGTGATACATATATGAGAACAACAGATGAGGATGTACTTCCATATCTGTTTAAAGCATATAAAGTAGTTCCGCAGGCGAATATGTCTCTGTCCTTTGCAAGTTCAGGAGATCCTGGTACTGTAACACTTACTTGTGACATGATGGTTGATGATGATGGAAACATGCTTGATCTGACTCTGTTACCAGATGAGGACGACCAGGGGGAATAGCACCCCCTGAAGATCTCGCCTTGGTAGGCAGGGGGAAAATTGGAAAGGCAAAAATAGGAAAATCAGAATAAGGAGTGAGTAAAAATGGCATATACACCAACGACATGGAGTGATGGAGATGTTATTACTGCTGAAAAGATGAACAAGCTGGAGCAAGGTGTAAAAAATGAACAGGTTGGCGCACCTGGAGCAGCCGCAGGATTCGGAACACCAACTGCAACGGTTGACGCAAATACTGGAGTTCCATCTGTAACTGTAACAGCAAGTGGAGCAAACACAGCAAAGGTATTTAATTTTGCTTTCAAAAATTTAAAAGGAGCAAAAGGAGATCCTGGTGCGACATACACTCTTCCGGCTGCAAATAAAACAACATTTGGAGGAGTAAAACAGTCTACTTTGGTTCCTGAAGCTGCAGGAGAAAATGTTACAAAGGCTGAGTTCAAAGCTTTGCTGGACGTTTTGAAAGCAGCTGGTATTATGGCTACATCTTAAAATAACGAGTGATAGATATTTAGTGTGAAGAAGGGGGGGTAAATATCTATTATCGGTATTTGCCCCATTTTTTTACTCTGCTCCGAATAAGTGAGGAGTGAACTCGAAATTAGAAAGTTAGATAACGAATACCGCACAGAATCTTCTCACGAAGTGTGTTATTTATCAGAATACGGAATTAAATATACATTCGTAAAAAAAGAAGATGGTGTGACGGTGTGGAAATACAAAAAGACAAAAGAACTTGGACTTGCTTTAGCTAAGTTCTGGGAACAGAGATAAAATAGGTTGTTCAAGATGATGAATATAAAGGTGGGTGTCATATTTTTGAGCGCAGTGTCATGCAGTACATCGGCAATAGTATTAAAGGACTGCCACTACCCTATTTATTTAGAAAAGGGATGGTTAAATGAAAAAATTAAACTTAAAAGGAGTTACTGCTGAAGCGGTAACTGGTATTGCATTACTTGTTCTTGCCCTTATTAATGCTGTTTTACAAATGTTTGGAATGAACGTTTTGCCAATTCAGAACGATGACATCAGTAACATTGTTTCTGTAATTTTCTTAATTGTAACGGCGGCATGGAATACATGGAAAAACAGAAACTTTACCAAAGCCTCACAGGAAGCACAGGCATTAACAGATATGATTAAGAATGGCGAAATTTTAATTGATCAGATCGAAGACGTTATTCAAAAATTTAAAGACGACAATAAAGGATAAGCAGAAATATGGAATATATTGAAAATTTTTTCGAATTGGATTTTGTTTCTCTGGTTATTGGTTTGACCATTTCTGGTTTAGCACTTGTGTTTATGTATGAATTAGTTATTAAAGTTATGAAGATATTCGGAATTGAACTTACTCATATTAGGCAGAGGCGTGAAGAACATGAGTTATTGGTAAAAACAGTTGAAAATCTTGCTAAATTACAAGAAAAGCAGGATGTGGATAGAGCAAGGTCTGATAAACACGATGAAGAGATTCGTAAGGAAATTGCAACTATTACAACGGAATTAAAAGAGGCTTTAGTTGAGCAAAAACAGCAAATGAATACATATACTGAAAACAGAGTAAAGGATCGTGAGAAATCTCGCGAAATAAGACAGGAACTTAATGAATCTATTGATAAATTAGCCGAAGGAGCCGTAGAAAGAAAAGAGCAGATTAAAGCTCTTATGTGTGGAACAATGGAATTACTTGGTGATAAAATTGATCAAAGATTCAGTAAGTATATTGCAATGAAAGGCATTCCGGAAAATGAAGTCGCAGAGTTTGACGGACTGTGGAATGCTTATCATAATGAATTGAACGGGAATCATGGAAGAACACAAAAATATAAATATGTAAAAGAACATTTACCAGTTCTTCCAATTGAAATTAATCCAATCTATGAAGAAGATAATACAGGAAAATAATAAGTTGAGAAGTTGCTTTTGTGTGACTTCTCTTCTTATTTAAAGAGGTGATAAAAATAAATAGATCAAAATTTAATGTAGATAAAGATAAAAGTAAACGAACACATAATGGAATCGTATTTGATTCTGTATTAGAAATGAAATACTATCGTGACGTTCTTTGCCCGGCAGTGGAGAGTGGTGATGTGGTTAGTTATGAATTACAAAAACCATATGAACTACAACCAAAGTTCCGTCATGATGAAAAATCAGTCCAGTCAATTAAATATGTAGCTGACTTTTTTATTGTTTATAAAGACGGACATGAAGAAGTTATTGACACGAAAGGATGTCCAGATTCAGTCGCATTATTAAAAAGAAAACTATTTTGGTATAAATTCCCAGATGTTGATTATAAATGGGTAACATGGGTGAAAAAGTTTGGAGGATGGATAGATTATGAAGAATACAAACGACTCAAACGAGAAGAAAAACGTTCAAAATGATTATTATGGGTTTATATACATAACGACAAATAATGTTAATGGTAAGAAATATATAGGTCAGAAAAAATATTATGGAAATCATGAGGTTTATATAGGAAGTGGAGTTGCATTAAAAAATGCTATAAACAAATATGGTAAAGAGAATTTTACAAGAGAAATTATTGAAAATTGTAAAAGCAAAGAAGATTTAGATAGTCGTGAAAAATATTGGATTAAATACTATAATGCCACAGAATCGGAAGATTTTTATAATATCACATCAGGTGGTGATGGTGGATTTGGTAGTGGGAAAAATTCTCCTTGGTATGGAAAACACTTGTCAGAAACAACAAAAGAAAAATTAAGTAAAATGAAAACTGGTGAAAATAATCCTTTTTATGGTAAAACTCACTCTGATACAGTGAAAAAGAAATTATCTGAAAAGGCTTCAAGTCAACGACATTCGCAAGAAACAAAAGAGAAAATGTCTAAAAGTATGAAAGAAAATCATGCAGACTTTAATGGCAGAAATAATCCGAGAGCAAGAAAAATCAAACAATATGATCTAAGTAAAAAATTTATTCGTTATTGGGATTGTGCCAAAGAAGCATCCAAAGATTTAAATATTAATTACAGTTCTATTATCTCATGTTGCACAGGAAAATATAAAAGTTCTGGTGGTTATATTTGGGGATACGCAGATTAGGATGGTGTGATTATGAATATGTAAAAAAAAGACGTGCTGAACGTAAAAAGCAGAAAAAACTTTTGTCGGAATCTGCTTAATAAAATATCTTTACTACTCTTCTATTTAGTGATATGCTTGTACTATAAAACAAAAGGAGGTACATGTCATGGAAGCTAAAAGAAGACGTAGACGTAAAACTGTTGTAGAAAAAGATTTCGATCTTTTACTCCAGCAAGCAAATGACGAAGTTGATTCCATTCTAAAACAAATTGAGGATTTAAAAATACAACTCAAAGAAAAAAGATATGAAATCAAAAAGTTAGAAAAAGAAAAAGTCATCTATGATGAAATGAAAGCTGAACAGGAAAAACAGGAACGTATTCATGAACTTGCAGAACTTATTGAAAAGTCTGAATACACTGTGGATGAAATCAAAGAGTTATTATCATCCACTCCGAAAGACGAAACTGTTTCAGAATAAAATACCATTAAATATAAACCAAAAATGCCAATAAATTGAGTCGATTTACTTCGGCTCTTTTTTGATGCAATAAATTAAATTTCGTTTTCATTTGAAAATGGAAAGAGAATAATAGATATACCAATCACCTATCTTTCTGACTGATTATATAGTCATGGTGATTATTAATGTGTTACATATGTAGGAGCGTAACAGCCGTGGTTACGCACACGGCTTCCTACATAAGAACATTATACTACTTATGAAAAATAAAAACATCCAGAACATTTGTTTAAAGGAGATATATTATATGAAAAAAAATAATTTTAAAGTAAAAGAAAACATTACATTCGAAGATAAAGCAAACGCTATTGAATATATTTGTAACAGTTTATTTGATTTCGATGAAGAGGGAGAAATTATTGATTACTCTCCTTACTATATTGAACCAGCACAGGTTTGTGCAATTCTCAATTATTTTGTAGAAGGAATTGAATTTGAAAATGGTGAATCTATTTATGATGTCGCAGTTGCAGATAAAGAAGTAAATGATGTTGTAAATCAGTTCTTCTTAAAACCTACAACTGCAAAGAATCCAAAACTTACATATCCGCAGGAAGTTATGAAGTTTGTTATGTCTCATGTTGTAGAAAAAGTTGAATACATGAAACAGAAAGCTATTCATGCTCCATCATATAGAAAAGATATGGTTGGAGAAGCAATCGTTGAATTGATCAATGTTTTAGCAGAGAAAGCAAATGAATTGAATGTATCTGAGGCAAATAAATTTATTGAAAAATATAACAATCCAGATTCATCTCTTGAAGATTTTGCAAAACAGTTTATGAAAGACGAATACGAGAAACGTATGGAAGAATTAAAAGAGAATAAAAATGAATCAAGTTCTATTGTAAAAGATAATGATGAATTTCCAGAAGAACCAACTGTTCCCGCTGAACATAAGCCGAAACAAGCAGAAGAATTTCTTGCAAAATATAAAGAAATTGAGCGTCGCAATAAAAGTAAGTAGGAACAATTATGGCTAAAAAAGTCGTGTCAAGTTTTTTAGAAGCAAAGAACTTAATTGAAAAAAATGTACGCTCTGGTATGAATGCTGCAAGGGATGAAGTTGAAATAAAATTAGAAGATAATGTCCTTGGATATTATGATTTTGGAAACCCAATTAAATATGAAAGAACTGGAACATTATTAGAGTCCCCAAATACTACTCCTGTTTCTGGTGGAGGAAATCATTTTGAATTTAAAGCAGAAATGGAAGACAATATTGCTTATCATACTGGAACATATTCTGGAGCACAGGTAATAGATGCAACAGAACAAGGGCATTCGGGAACACTTGGTAGGCATGGATATTTTGCAAAAACAGAAGCGGAAATTCCTGAAATTGTGGATAGGAATATGTCGAAGTATTTGAAGTGAAAATAATTACCCAGGATGCTGGTGACATCCTGGGGTTGTGAAAAGGAAATTATTTAAATGACATATATGCAGAATTAATTAAATGATTTTTACCTACGGTTCTTACGTAATGACAATGAGTATTCAAATTTTATATATTTGGAGAATTGAATTTTACAGGAGAGGTGCGAAAAGCCAACTCCTTTAGGGGTTGGATGGATAGCACTATTAATTTATACTTTGTTGTGTATATTTTTATTTTTTTATACACATTCTGTGTTATACTACTACTATGGAAAACAAATATAGACATACAAACACAACAGTATCTTTGATAAATTATCATTTTGTATTTTGTCCAAGATACAGACGAAAAATTTTTCTGATACCAAATGTAGAAGAACGATTTAAAGAACTGGTTAAAATTAAATGTAAGGAGTTAGATATTGAAATTGTAGCTATTGAATGTGATAAAGATCACTCTCACATGTTCTTAAATTGCTTGCCTACATTAAGTCCATCAGATATTATGCAACAAATCAAAGGATATACAAGTAAAATTCTTAGAGAAGAATTTAATGAGTTATCTAAAATGCCTAGTTTATGGACGAGAAGTTATTTTGTTTCAACTGCTGGTGATGTATGTAGTGAAACGATTAAAAAATATGTAGAAAATCAAAAGAAACGATATTGAAAAAGAGAATATTATATTAGGAAGTGAGGTGAATATTATGTCAAACTTTATTGTACAATTTCCTTTAAAAACTGAAAAATATCAAGAAGATATTTTAAATAAACGTTTTGAGATTGGAAGAAAAATATATAATTCGTTAGTCAATATAACTCAGAAACGTTATAAAGAAATGATAAAAACAAAAAAATATCGTTCTATTATATCTTCTTTAACTGGTAACAAGAAAACTGATAAAGAAATTTGGAAACAGATAAATGAGGTTCGTAAGCAATATGGTATGTCAGAATATTCATTTCACGAAGATGTAAAGAAAATGCAAAAGCATTTTAAAGATAATATTGATTCTTTTACCGCGCAGAAAATAGCAACGACTTTATGGAAATCATATGAAAAACTTTTCTTTGGTAATGGTAAGAAAGTTTATTTCAAAAGATATGGAGAATTAAATTCTCTTGAAGGAAAATCAAATAAAACAGGTATTCGTTTTAAAGATGATACTATTATTTGGAATGGGTTAACAATACTAGTAGTTATTGATTATGACAATTATTATGAATACCAAGCAATGCAGTCGGACATTTCTTATTGTCGTATTATTAGAAAATATGTAAGAAATAAATATAAATACTATGTCCAAATAGTTTTTAAAGGAAATCCACCTGTTAAAGTTGATACGAAAACAGGAGAAATCAAACATTCTATAGGACAAGGAGATGTTGGTATAGATATTGGCACTTCTACTATTGCTATTTCAAGTGAAACAGATGTAAAGATTTTTGAACTTACGGATAGAGTACGAAATATTGAAAAACAGAAACAAAAACTGTTAAGAAAAATGGACAGGTCAAGACGTGTTACCAATCCAGAGAATTATAATGAAGATGGAACAATTAAGAAGCAAGGTAGTAAAAAGATTGTATGGAATAAATCAAATCACTATATCAAATATCAAAATGAATTAAAAGTATTATGTAGGAAACAAGCAGATATAAGAAAATATCAACATGAATGTTTGGCAAACTATATTGTGTCTCTTGGTAACAAAGTATATGTAGAGAAAATGAATTTCTCTGGACTTCAAAAACGTGCTAAAAACACTGAGAAGAATGACAAAGGTAGATTTAAACGAAAGAAACGATTTGGTAAGTCATTAGCAAATAAAGCACCATCTATGTTATTGTCTATCATAGACAGAAAGTTGAAATACTTTGGCGAAGAACTTATAGAAATAAATACTTTTGAAGCAAAAGCAAGCCAGTTTAATCATTTTGATGGAACATATACTAAGAAATCTCTATCACAAAGATGGAACGACTTCAATGGGATTAAGATACAAAGAGATATTTATAGTGCTTTTTTGATAATGAATATAAGTGATGATTTAAAGAATTTTAATATTAATAAGTGTAATGAAAGATTTAATAACTTTTATCGACTTCATAATTTAGAAGTAAATAGATTAACAGGCAAAAATAATTTAAGTAGTATAGCAATTTAAAAATATAAATAGGTTTTGACACGAGCCTTATACTATCGTTAATTCATTCATTGGAATGATTGGTAGTGAAAGTCTTATGGAAACAGATTAGTCTTATATGCTTTCGAGTATATTTGGAAGTCTATGTACATAAGAACCCAACGTGCTTTAGCCGTTGAAGTGTCAGATTTCGCGTTTTTAACATCCTTGGAAAATGTATTAAACGTAAAAACAAGAATAATTAAAAGAACTAATGCAATAACAATAAGACTTAAAATTATAATTGTTGTCATTTTTCACCACCCTTCTGTACTTTGATATACAGAACGGGAGTGTTTGCGAAAGAAATCCGCAGAGATATGATGTATAGAAATGATACATATAATAATTAATCACCTTTCTGCCATATGTACTGTTTTCATTTCGTATACAAGGTGTATACTTCCACAGACGCTTCTGCCAGATACATACCCGTGGCAACGGATTAGTTGTGGTAGATCCAATCGATATGCATCCGATTACATTATAACAGAATATTGATAAATTATAAATAATTTTTATTACTGCTCTCCTTTCGTGAGGGCTTTTTTAATGTCCAAATTTGAGAGGAGTGATTTTTAAAAAATGAGCGAATATGAAGTACGGATTAGTACGAATGTTGATACAAGCGAACTAGATGCCGCCCAGAAAAAATTAGACAATTTAGTAAAGAACGATAAACAGATTAAAGTTGATTTTGATATTCAGGGAATGAAGAATCTGAATAAGATCAACGGTGTATTTAAGAATATTGAGAAATCATTTGGTTCTGCAGGAAAAATTGCTGGACAAAATTTTAATAAAGGATTTGAAAATACACAAAACAAATCTGGTTCAAATAAGTTCTCAGGAATAGATAAAGAATTAGAGAAGTTGAAAAAAGGTTTGGGTAATTTCAAATACGATTCCGTTTCGGCAAAAATGGAAAGCCAACTTAATAAGTATGCAAAACAGAGCGGAAATAAAATGCTTGAAGAAGCTCGTGCTGCAAAAAAAATATATGATGATTCTATTAAATCAATAAAAGAATTGTCCTCTAAAGGAAAGTTAGACTTTAATGATGTAAATGTTCAGAATACATTTTCTAATTTGACTAAATCTAGTGAAAGATTTAAAAATGCAATGTCTGCTGTTAATTCAGAATTATCAAAGACAATTTCTGTATCAGAAGCACATTCTGCTGCGAATAAGACTTTATCTTGGCTACAAGCAAACACAAAAGCGGCGGATAAATATGGTGATCAATTAGAGGAATTAGCAAATAAGCAACGGAACGCATTAACAGCTGGAGATTTAAAAGAATATACATCACAGGTAAGAGCTATCCAGTCTGCTGCAAGTGCTGAAGGCTTAACCGGAATGAGTAAGATCGCAGAATTGAAACGTGCGGTTACTCAAATCGGAGAGTTTGTCGGAATTTATGGCGTATTACAGAATGTTGTAATGGACGGAAGTCGAATGATGGTTCAATCAGTAATGGATGTGGACAAAGCAATGATTGAACTTACAAAAGTAAGCAATGCATCGCCTACCGATTTGTCAAATTATTTTGATGAAGCTGCTGATAGTGCAAAAAAATATGGGGCTACTATTAGCGATGTAATACAAAGTACTGCGGATTGGTCACGGCTCGGATATGGTCTTAAAGATGCAAAACAATTATCTGAGACTACAACTTTATTGGAGAAAATTGGAGATAACATGACACAGGAATCTTCGTCTGAAGGTCTTATTTCCACTTTAAAAGGTTTTAATCTCCAAGCAGATGAAGCAATGTCTGTTGTAGACAAAGTTAATGAAATTGCCAATACTCAACCCATAGATACGTCGGGAATATTTGAAGCCCTTAAAAGATCAGCATCATCAATGAGTGCCGCAAATAATACGTTGTCTGAAACAATTGGATTGATTACAGCTGCAAATAGTGTTGTTCAAGATCCAGCATCTGTCGGTAAATAGCTTGCCGACATTAAAAGTAGCTATATCGGTTAAAAGCTAGAGGTAGTTAAGACCGAGGAAAGACTTAGTAGGTATATACACACCAGTTAGGAAGGGTGTGTATTTTTTATATACAAATTTAAGGAGATGATTTACATACCAGCAAAAGGACAATTATCTGGATATTTTATAAACTGCGAAAATTGTGGAAAAGAAATATATCAAACAAAAACACAGTATAATAGAGCAAAACATCATTTTTGTAGCAATAAGTGTCAAAAAGATTTTCAGCATAATCAATTATTTGAAGACCGTGTTTGTGAAATATGTGGGAATGTATTTCATGTAAGTAAAAAATCAAAACAACGATTCTGTTCTATTCAATGTCAAGGAACATGGCAATCAAGTCTAGTTGGAAAATTGAACCCTAGAAACACAAGAGAGATAATAACATGCGAATATTGTAGTAAAGATTTTTACGAAAAAGCATATAAAATTAAATCTAAACAATATCACTTTTGTTCAAATGAATGCAGAAAATCTTGGTATTCAGAGGTGTTTAGCCAAAGTAATGATTGGAAAGAAAAATCCAGAGAACGAGCAGTAAATATATTGGCGAAAAGTAATGGAAACACTAATACAAAGCCACAAAGAATAATAAATTCTATATTAGACAATATGAATATTTCATATATAAATGAAAAAGGATTTAAATACTATGCCGTTGATAACTACTTAGATAAATATAATTTAATAATCGAAGTAATGGGAGACTTTTGGCATTGTCATCCTTTAAAATACACAAAAGATACTATGAAAGAAATACATAAAAAAAGAGTTCCAAAAGATAAAGCAAAGCACACGTATTTTAAGAATAACTATGAAATTGAAATATTATACTTATGGGAAAATGACATTTATAATAATGTTGAAGTTTGCGTAGAACTAATTAAAGAATATATTCAGAAGAATGGGATATTGGAAAATTACCATTCATTTAATTACCATTTAGATAATGGAATTTTAACGTTAAATAAAAATATAATAATCCCATACCAAGATGCAGTTAATGCCTAACCATTTGGCTGCATCTTTTGCCTACTAAGAATCCGTAACGACTGTAATACTTTATATGGTAACATATGAAGTTTCGCTACTCTCCTATTTTATAGGATGAAGATCCAGTCTGAACTTCCGTAAGGAACTTTTGTGTTGAAACACACAATCGCCACGATATAACCTTAAAATGAAACGTGGGAATAAGGCAGAAATGCCTTATCGCCATATTACTATGATAATATGGTTAGTAGATTTAATGGTCGAATCGAAGTAACAAACTTGACAGCATTTAAGACCATAAGCATGAGAATTCGCGGAGCTAAGACTGAATTAGAAGAAGCTGGACTCGAAACAGATGGAATGGCAGAATCTACTGCTTCGCTGAGAGAAGAACTTATGGCTCTTAGTGGTGTTGATATCATGGAAAATGATACTACATTTAAGAGTACGTATAAAATTTTGGACGAGTTATCAAATAAGTGGAAAGATTTAACAGATATTCAGCAGGCTAGTGTTACAGAACTTATAGCTGGGAAACGTCAGGGAAATACCATTTCAGCATTAATGAAGAATTTTGATATTGCAAGACAGTCTGTTCAAACTGCTGAATTTGGATCAGAAGGTTCTGCTCAAAGAGAGCTTGATAGCTGGAACAAAGGTATCGAAGCATCAATTTCACACTTCAAGGCACAATTCCAAGAATTTTCAACAACTATGATTGATTCCGATTTATTTAAAGGAATCGTTGACGGTGGTACTGTATAGTGGTTCAGTTGTCAAGACACAAATTTAATCTTTTTATAATGAACAGATATATGTAGTTGAAAAGGGGAAGA